CCCATTCATACATATTTTAAGGGTTTTGGCATTATATACCTACTCTAATGCTACCAAACAAGGTAGCACCAATTGTTATTGAGTATTTACTCTTTCCAAATTTATTACTCAATTACATTATATCATATTAATTTGCTTTTTGCAATACGTTTATAATCACTAACGCGTAATCTATCCATTTTAGTAGGCAATCCGCTTGCTTTGGATAATTCTTTATATTTATTTGTTAGTGTAGTTATATTTCCTTGTGATTCGGCAATTAGTTCTTTATTATCGCCCGCTTTAGCCATTATTTGTATATCTTTTTGCTTTCTTATCTCGGTTTCTAGTTTTCGTAATAATTGTTGTCCTTCATACATTGTATAATGCTTACCATCATATTCAAAGCCCTTGTTATTGCCGTCTATAATTTTTTGTAATTGCTTATTTGAATACTCTGGTTTACTTACACCTAATACAATAGCAAATGTATAATGATAGCAGTTATATTGGCTTATAGCACGCCTATCATGGCCTGTTTCATCTGATATGGCAGGAAAATCTATACCATCATAAGACTTAGCATCTTGGTCATTTTGGAATTTATCAAATTCCTCATTACTAAACTGTCTGCCTTGTACAAGTTCATGGTCGGGTGCCGGATTTAAGTGTACTGATATTTCAACACCGTCTGCATCAAACTCTTCACCAAATAGTTTTTGCTCTTCATTGTGTAGATTGCGTAAACTGTCTTTAGTTAGCATTCTGAAGTAACTATCAAAACGCATTGATCTGCCATTTCCATAATCTATTTTTTTTATGCCACTAGAGCCTAGTTCTTTCATTAAACTATACATTTCCTCATCAAATGTGGTTTTGCCTTGCGATATACTTACGATTGCTTTATCGATTGCATCTTGGAATGTTTCTTCTAATGTTTGGCTTATAGCATTACCCTTTGCATCTCTAACACTAAAGCCAATTGCTTTTGTGCTTGATATATATTCATCTATCATTACATTTGTAATAGCATTAACTTGTCTCTGTAACTCTTTATTTTGACTATATGGTATAAACTTTTTGCCTCGATAATCATAAAATTGCTCAGCAAATTGATAATCATTCTTAGCAACCTCTTCAAATATTTTCTTTATATCTTTTACATTTAATTTGGTTATTTGCGCTAATTTTCTGACTATCTTATCATAATCGCCACCGTATTTAAGCACTTGCTCTAATTGCTGTGCTTTACTAGGAGTAAGAGTACCAATTTTCTTGATACTCTCCCCTATTTGCTCTAATACGTACGTATTCCCTTGCTCTATGCGGTTTACAAGGCGTTCTGTTACTTTCTCAATAACTTCATCAGAAAGCATTTATATCACCTTTCTTTTTTATAGTGCATCCCAGTCGCTTTTTTTGATTATATGATCTACTATACTTGCATTAGACCAGTTATTTGCTGCTTTCCAATTTGTATATAAACTGTCTGGTACTATTATTTTACAATCTGATGCCATTGCTGCAAAAGCAGATACATTTGATAATGCGGGTACGCTCGTTTGATTTGTGCTTGAAAAGTCGTAAAATGCAACTGATTTATTAGAAGAAAATGCTTCAGCACCAACACTTGTAATTTTTTTGCTAAATCTATAATACGTTATTGCTTCATTACTATAAAATGTATTTGGGGGGATACTAGTAATATTTGGTATAAGAATTTCTTTTAAACTACCATTACTTGCCATAGTATTTTTTGCGTTTACACTTATAGAACTAAGATTGGGCAATACTAATTTTTCAAATCTATTATTATATATTGCAGTATTACTACTTATGCTGGCCAATGACGGAAGTGTTAATCTATGCAACCATGTAGTATTAATTACAGACGCCCCCAATGACGTTACTAATGGCAGAGATAACTGATGTAAGTTTCTGCAAAGATTAAAAGCATATTCTCCAACAGTTGTTGCTAAAGAAGCCGCTGAATATAAATTAAGACATCCAGAAAAACAACGTGCACTAAGTGTTGTAATAGTTGTTGGTATTGATATTTTTTCTAAACTTCCGCAGTCACCAAATGCAGCGCTATCAAGGATTGTGTTATTTGAACAATTTATTTCTTTTATAGCACTTAAATAAGCAACGTTTCTCACATCACTATTGCTATCACTTGCCAATAGTAATGATGACTTGTTACTACCTATACTTTTTATTTTAATATTAGTTTCACTACTTATACTAATAACATAATTACCTGGGTTTGCATAAGCATGCGAAGTATGAATAACAGTATCGACATCAGCACCAGTAACTGTGCTTGTTGCGGAATTGTCTCCCCAGTCAACTGTTGCTGTACCATTTATTCCAAACCCCAAATATGGTGTTAATCTTCCTTCATATAATGAAATGTGAATTTTAGTGCTACCGTCTGTTGTAGTATAACATTGCCCGATTTCCAAAGTATCATAATTTGTTACCAATGTTTTTGCTTCTTGCAAAGTATATGTCCAACCTTGTGCAGTTAATCCTGCATGGCTGGGATTATCTGGCATTGCTTCTAATGCTAAGAACTCCGCTTTTGTATATGAATTGGTAATAGTCCCATCGTAATCGAAAAATATAACATCAGCATCTGGATTTGGTAGAGACCCTCCACCACTAGGTATATTAGCAATAGCGGTGTCGAACGAACTTGCTTGTATCGGCTCGCTAGTCCCTGCTTTAGTTCTTATTGCATCAGCAACATCAGTTAGGAAGTTGCCTAAAGTATCTATTCTAGCCATTAGAAACTACCTCCCAATGTTGTTGTTATTGCGTTTGATATTGCAGTATCTACATAGTTTTTATCTGTCAATTGTTTCCCAGTTATTACATTTTCTAGTGTACCTTTTGATATAAATATATTATCACTACTATTATTGTATGTTGCATTTGATATACCTACTGCATATAATTCTTTTGTGCTATTTGTTAAACCTGCACAATAATTTGAAATGTTTAATTTTACTACACCTGATTTTGTACTATCATTTGTTGCATAATCAGTATTCTTTACATAATCAGTTAGGTCAGGAGTAGTGCCATCACTAACAGTTGCAGTTGTAGTCCCATTCTTATCGGTTATTGTTATTGTTGCTGTACTTCCTGATTTGCTTACACTTGCTGTTGGGCTAAAACCATCTGCACCATTTTGCCCATCTTTCCCATCAGCGCCATCCTTACCGTCAGCACCGTCTTTTCCGTTAGTTCCATCTTTTCCTGCTGGTCCTTGTGGTCCTTGTGGTCCTGTCTCACCTTGCTCGCCATCATAGACTTCAACAGATTTATCAACACCGTGTCTGTTTGTTATTGTTATTGTTGCTGTATTGCCTACTTTAGATGCATCTATATCTACATTAGCAACTTCTGTAAGCCCATCTTGTAATGCTTGCTCGTATTGTTCCATTTCACTTGGCGTTGGTTCTTGACTATTCTGTGCGTCTTTTAATGAACCTAAGTCAGTTTTGAAATATACTGGCGTTGGGTTGTATCTTTTTATTTCTGTATTATTCTCTACTAAGTAAGCAACTACACCTAATTCAATAGTCGCTGGTCTTACTAATACTTCTTGTGGAAATGTACATTTATTATTTACTATTATTTTCTTATATGATTTATCACCCAATGTAAAATATGCTTCTTTTACATAATCATTAGTTATTTCGTCAGCAAATTCAAATTCACATATACTAATATCAATTTCTTTTTCATTTACTGCTTCTTCTTGACTAATTGCTATCTTATGTGGATTAACTAATAATTTCATTATTCTTCACCCCCACGCGTTCCTAGCAAATCTTCGACACTAGGTTCTGCTTCCTCTATGTCTCTTATTGCTTTTTCGCTTTCTTCTAGTGTTTCATCCGGTCTTAGCCATTGCCTTACTTCTACCTTGCTTACTATGCCTTTGTTCTGTGCATATGTAAGTTGTGACCACTCTGTTGCTGTATCTTCTAGCAAACTATAAGACCAGTCAAATGATACTTCATATTCACCTTGAGGTGATAAATTAAATGCATTTGCTAATACATTGCAGGAATAAAAGAAATCTTCCATCCCCTTTTCTATATTAGAACGCATGTCATCACACAATACAAATGTGTCATAGTTGCTTCTTTTTATTTCTGTTGCTGTTGCTTGTTGTGTTGTAACCTCACTAATGATTCCATATGATGTACCCACCTCATGTTCTAATCTTTTGTATAATTCTTGTAGTCTTATTGTGTAGTCTCTAAACTGTGGATCAAACACTTCAAAAAAGTCATCGCTTGAACTATCTATCTTCTTGAATATTCCATTTGAAGGCAAACCATTTTTACCATTAAACATAGTAGCATCTGCCCCAACAAAACATTCTTTTAGTTCATACTCTCTAATTAATTGCTTTAATGTTTCTTTTATTTCTAAAATAGTGGCTTCACAACCATATGTAATAGGCACACCGTACTTATCATTAGATTTCCTGTTATTAATTGGTGATTTAATATAACCAAATAATACTCTATCAACATTAGTTATTGTTCTAACTTCTTGTATGTCTTTCCAAAAATCAGGTACTGGTATCTTTTGCCCGTCTTCATTGGTGTATTGTTGTGTTATAACCATATTATTGTTTTCTATTTTATAATTTGTCCATCTTAAATAGACTGTTTCTTGTATCGTCCCTGTTATTACTTTTCTTTCAGCAAGTACAGTAGCACCAGTTATTAAATCGCCATCAGTTTCATCTATTGTTAATCTGTTATGAGGTACCAGATTATAATATAATTTACCACCTTTTACATATGGGACTATTATTACACCACCATAGCCGAACGACATTGATACTATCTTTTTGGCTTTCTTCCACATGCTCTGGCCTACCTTATTTAATAATTCAACTCTTGCATTATCTCCTTCTATGTTCATATTACTGTCGCTTACTACATAGTTGGCTAGTTTATTACTAAATATACTTGCAAAGTTAATATCATCTATGCTTTCGTATAACTTGGCATATCTGCTATTATCTTCTGCTTCTTTTTTTGTAGTTTCTGTTGTTCTTTTAAACAGATTTTGTACTATCCAAAGAAATACATTCTTTAGCATATAAACACTCTCCTTCTAATCTTCTAATCTTTTTCTGTTTATCATGTCATTAATTTGTTTCATGAACCGACACCATGAATATTCCCAAGCATCTATTGTGTCGATATCTGTTGTAAAATCATCTAATCTTGTATCCTCTTTTGCATCATCGTCCCACAAAGCACTTGATAAAGCATCTACAAATGTCTTATTTTCTTCTTCTATGTATGATAAAATACCATAAGATATCATTGTCCTGCCACAATCTATTCTGTCATTTATAGGCTCTTTTGTGCAACCACGGACTATCGTTGACCACCCCATTTCCTGTACTCTTCTTTTTAGACCTCTTATTAAAACTACCTCCTCATTATCCGGTAGCATATAGTCTATATCACAATTATATTTATACATCATTCTCTTGGCAAAGTCTATCTCAAGTTCTTCCAAATCAACTGGGTCTATATCTCCCATGTGTTTCTCACTGCCTAAGGTAATTATTTGCCTATAATCACTGCTGATTCTAGTACACACAAATGCTTGACCTGATTTAGTGCCACCATAGTCTATGCCTATTATTGTTATTCCACTAGGTATATCATATTCTCCATTGGCTTTTCTCTTGTTCCATATATATTTTGTCGGCTCATTTGCAAACCTTGTATATATTAATCCTTCTGCGTTGCACCACTGCCCTAAAATGTACCTGTTGTAATATACCGTTCCTTCATATTCCTTGCATAGATTTTCCACAAATCTCTTTGGTAAAAATGGATTATCAAATATCGTATATGTCTGGCAATATATATCTGCATCACTATCTAGGAATTGTTTTAACCAATGCGTTGGGCTTTCTGGATTCAATGTTCCATCTAACACAGAATATTCCTTA